ATTTTACGACGTGCTGAAGTAAGTATGATTGCTGGTACACCAGGTGCTGGTAAGTCTACGCTTGCTCTAGCCCTAGCCTTACGCGCTAAGGTGCCAACACTTTACTTATCCGCAGATACAAATGCACACACCATGGCTATGCGTTTGTACTCAATGATTACAGGAGTATCCCAGAGTGAAGCAGAGAAGGTTATCGCTGAGGATCCAGTTAGTGCTAGACATAAGCTTAGTCTTGCTTCTCATATTTATTGGAGCTTTGACTCCAATCCCTCACTAACAGATATTGATGATGAAGTAACGGCAATCGAAGAATTGCTTGGCGAATCGCCAGCACTAATTGTTATTGATAACCTAATGGATATCACAATGGATGGTGGTGAAGAGTTTAGTAACATGCGTAACGCACTCAAGGAACTCAAGTACCTAGCACGTGATACGAATGCTGCGATCCTAGTACTGCACCATACCAAGGAAGGTTACTCTGGTAATCCGTGTCAGCCACGTAGTTCACTACAAGGTATGGTTGCTCAGTTACCTGCACTTATTCTTACAGTAGGTCAGCAAGATGGATTACTAGGTGTTGCTGCAGTAAAGAATCGTTACGGTAAAGCTAGTGCCAATGGAGACAATCCAGTATGGTTACAATTCAATCCTGAATATATGTTCATTGCAGATCTGGAGGAAGCAAGATAATGTTAACGATACTTGCAGTGCTAGCAATGTGGGGCTTAGGTTTCTGGACTGGTTGGAATGCTCATTGGCTCAAAACAAATAGGTGGAAATAATGAAAATCAAAACTATTGATGTTGGTAAAGTGAACTGGAACGCAACTGCTGTTCAGTACATGGAACTAAACAAGCAAAAGACTGAAGCCATCCAGCGTGTGCGTGAGTTGCACAAAGAAATAGATGGCAACACTAGCGTATGCGGTGACCCTGACTGTTGTGGAGAATACGAAGAAGGATACATAGTATGCGGTCATTGCTATGATGATTATCCTTGTATGACTATCAAAGCATTAGACGGTGAGCATGAGTAAATATTATGTAGCTAAATTTGAAATAGATGCTTTCAATGAGCCTTTGTTTGAAACAGAAGAAGAGGCACAGAAGTGGTTTGATACCTATCTTGATGACCTTGCCATGCGAGATAGTAAACTTGGTGTCAAATGGGATGAATGTTCTTGGAGAATAGAATCAAATGAGCAAGAGTAAACAAAAAGGTACAGCCGCAGAAACAGCAGTAGTTAATTGGTTAAAAGGATTAGGTCGGAAGCACGTTGAGCGCCGTAGTCTTAACGGTACTTCTGATCGTGGTGATATTGCTGGCATCCCATGCGTAGTGCTAGAGGTAAAGAATTGTGCAAAGATGGAACTTTCTAAATGGGTCTCCGAGTTAGAAGTAGAAATCAAGAATGATGGTGCCGAAGTCGGAGCAGTAATTCACAAGAAACGTGGTACGACAAATGTAGGTGACTGGTATGCGACAATGCCTGCCAGTCTTTGGTATGAATTAATCAACAAGGCAGGATACTAATGAGTAAAGAGTGCTGGTGTGACTAATAATCTACCCATTAAGCCAATCATAGAACACTATGGTGGACGTATACCTAGGGAACAAAATGGTTGGCAGAAGATAAAGTGTCCATTCCATGACGATTCCCATGCATCAGCAGGGGTATCAACAAGGGAAGAATTATTTGTATGTCACGGTTGTGGTGTCAAGGGCAACGCAATCAATATTATTATGAGTGAGGAAAGGAAGAGTTGGCGTGAAGCAGTCAAGATCGCAGAAGGAATTACTGGAGCGAGCTACACAGCACTACAGTCAGAACGTAGAAATGGCAGAAGAGTATCTAGCCCACAGAGGATTAGATCTCGCAGTAGCGAGGGAGGCTCGATTAGGAGTCGTCGTTAACCCATTGCCAGGACAGGAACAATTCAGTGGTAGGTTAGCAATCCCATACCTGACACCAACTGGTCCTGTAGATATTAGGTTTAGGGCTATGGGTCCAGAAGAACCTAAGTACATGGGTATGCCAGGTACATCAACTAGATTGTACAACGTACGTGCACTGCACGAAGCAGGTGACTTCATTGCTGTATGTGAGGGTGAAATAGATGCCATCACCTTGCACTACAAGTGTGGTGTACCAGCAGTAGGTGTAGCAGGAGCTAACAGTTGGAAGCCACACTACACAAGATTGTTATCAGACTTTGAAACAATCTACGTGTTTGCAGATGGTGATCAACCTGGTATAGACTTCGCTAAGATGCTAAGCAAGGAAATGCAAAACGTGATAGTGTTACAAATGCCCGAGACAGAAGATGTAAACTCTATGTTCCTTAAGCAAGGAGCAGACTATTTTAAAGAAAAGGTGGCAGCATAGTGTCAAGTAATGTAGAAAAGAAACTAAATCTATTCTCAGATACATCAAAAACAATTGATAGTATCTTTGCAGATATGAATAACTTGTTAAATAATTTGTATTCAAATAAGAAGTTCACACATAAGGAAAAGCCTAAGAAGAATGAACACCATATCACAGGAGGATATCACCCTAATCCTAAATCAACTAAGGAAGATTGGTGTATCTGTGATAAGCGTGACATTGGAAAGCGAAAGAATCCTTACTTTGAGCTTAACCGTTCCCGAGATACGGAACTAAATACATTGCGTAACAACGCAGAAGATGTAGCTAGTAAGTTGATCAATATTCTAGTTAAGAAGCATAGCGATTATGGTCCAAACAACATTGCTAAAGCTCCAGGTGGTGCTCTCAACGGTTTGTCCGTACGCTTGCATGACAAGGTAGAACGTCTATCTAATCTAGTTGGACAGGGTAAGCACCCAAGTAATGAGTCAATTGAAGATACATTCATTGACATTGCAAACTACGCAATCATTGCTTTACTTGTTCTAGATAAAAAGTGGAAGTAACTAAGTAGGTTATTATGAAGCGCATTGTTGTACTACCTGATATGCAAATTCCATATCACGATGCAAGAACAGTTAATGCCGTACGTAACTTTGTAAAAGATTACCAACCAGATGAACTCTTCTGTGTTGGTGATGAAGCAGACAGCCCTGAACCATCACGTTGGAACAAGGGTATGGCTGGGGAGTTTGAAGGAACTCTCCAGTCAGGTCTGGATCAGACTACACGTATCATGGTTAGCTTTAAAGAAGCATTAGGTGATAAACCTTTCCACACTATTAGGAGTAACCATGGAGATAGAATCCAAAACTACGTATCCAAGTATGCTCCAGCACTCTCATCGCTACGAGATCTTGAGTATAGTAAGTTACTTAAGTATGCTGAGAACGGGATTACGTATCACGATAAGTTCTTTGCCTTCGCCCCAGGATGGGTGCTGGCTCACGGAGATGAAGGTCGCACCAACAAACAACCTGGTGGTACAGCTCTTACCCTTGCTAAGCAAATTGGGGCTTCAGTTATCTGTGGACACACACACAAGCAAGGCATTCAACATGAGCACACTGGGTTCGGTGGTACAATTAACCAGAGACTCTACGGAGTGGAAGTGGGGCATCTCATGGAACTATCGCAAGCGTCCTATCTCGGACAGACTGGTGCTAACTGGCAGCAAGGCTTCACTATTCTCTATATCCGTAAGAGCGGAGTAACTCCAGTTCTTGTACCAATTAATGGTCGTTCGTTTGTAGCCGAGGGACAGGTCTATGATTGGTAGTGAAATCTATGATTCGTATTATCACATGGTTAAAAGGATTTCCTCCGAGTATGCCTTTAAGTTTAAGATGGTTGATCGACAAGATATATCGCAAGAACTATGGCTGTGGTTTGCGTCACACCCAAATAAAATAACTGAATGGACTAACATAGATAGTCAAAAAGATTCAGATAAGTTGTTTGCTAAGTCGCTACGAAATGCAGCATTAGACTACTGCATTAAAGAGAAAGCAGCTAAAGAAGGATATAGTCATTTAGATAACTTCTGGTACACGAAGGATTTTATTAAGTTGTTAATTCCTGCTGTGCTATCAAGTGACTGGTCTAAGTTAAACAATGCACTAAGTAATAGTGTAAAGAGTAACAAGTCTTTATCAGAGTCTGGAGACTGGATGGCTTTTGCCGCTGACATTAAGTCAGCCTTTGATCAACTGACAGAGCAGGAACAAAACCTAGTGTTCTTGTTCTATGGTCAAGAAGTAGATGGTCAAGAGTTGCACTCAACAGCAGGCGAAGACAAGCCAACAGCACGAGCCACTATGATGCAAGCTAATAGAGCGCTGAACAAAATAGTTAAGCATCTTGGTGGTAACATGCCATTCAATGACGAAGACATTAAGGAACA